AAACTCGTTCATGCCAATAGTATAAGAACATCTTAGTAGCGACTTCAATGCTCGCTATCCCTGCCGCCCAATCAATCTGGCCAGTGATAAGCCACGCGATTAGGAATGTGTCTGTTGTTGCTAAAATTCTCCAAGTAAGAGTTTTAGCTAAGTGCCTCTTAGGGCTTACCTTTTCCATTAAAAATTCTCTCTATAAGAGGCGCAACTTTTGTGTGCGTGTCCGGATACCATTCAGTAATGTGATAGTTTACATGACCAGGAATCTCAAAGATCTTATTCGTGTCTTCGAATCTTCCTTCCTTAATAGTATCCAACCAGATCGTATAGTCCGCTCCAAACTCTTCTCGTGTTTTCTGAGTAGGGCAAACAAAATCTGTAATAGCAATTTTGCCTGCTTTTACGACTCCGTCTGAAAGGTATCTCATGCGCATTGCCTGTCGCATTCGACCTTCAGGACTGAAATCCCAATCATCGTACTCTTTACGTACTGCGTCTGCGTTTAACCAAACACCATTAACCAACTCTGCGAGTGGTTGTGCTAACGTACTCTTCCCTGAACCAGGAAGACCAAAAACTAATACTTTCATTCGTCTTCATCCTCTCCGTCTTCTTTCTTGCTTCTGAGTTTATTTTCGAAATCATTAATGAATTCACTCATGTACTCAGGAGGTTCATACATCTGTATGGTTCCTTCGTTAGAGTCTTCGATAATAGATTGTGTAAGCATGTTTTGAGATGCTTTGAACTTGATATAGGTCTGCTTCTTTTCTTTTTGAATTCGTCTAAGAAATGCGTACCATATAATTTGTGTAAAATACGCGAAAGGATTAGATGATTTTTCTGGATCGAAGTTATGAATGTATTGCAAGCAATTTTCAATTCCATCCGAAATCATTTCTTCCTTGTAGGAATAACCAGAGAAGTTAGGCTTAGTTGCTAAGCGCTGAGCGATAAGTAGAATACACTTACCAACATACTCTGGTACTTGAGGTAGTTTGTCACCACTGTCCTCTGCATCTTTACAAGCATCTTTATAATCTATTAGTGCTTGCAAGAGATCAGGATTGTTTACATAATTTCTTTTCTTTGCCATTTATCATATTACCCCATTATCAAAACTATATTCTATAACAAAATTGATCAATTGTCAACTGTTTTTCAATTATTTTCAATTTTTTTTCAATTACCTATTGACATTTCTGTTTTTCTTTGGTATAATTAGGTTACCAACCTTGAAGATAGTAGTATACTAAATTTCTACTGTATAGATCTTAAAAGAGAATTGTTCTTGCCCGTAGATTTCTATACGCTTCTTAAAGTGTTTAAGTGTATAGTTCTCAAAACTTTCCCCAACACTCAGATCATCAGCTATGTCATATAGCGTCGCTTTATTCGAATCATCAGCCTTACGCAACGTACGACCAATCGATTGAAGTACTTTGATTTCTGATTTTGAACCTGATGCGAAGATCACGTTATCGAGTCTTTTCAGGTTTACACCCGTTGAAAACACACCATAGCTTGCAAGTATATCATGTCGTTTTTCCGCATCATTTTCCACCAAGTGTCGAATACGCTCACGTTCCTCTCCTGTCGTTCCACCATAGATGAAGTGGAGTTGTCGTCCTTCTTTTTGAAGTAGAGGTTCGAGTAATTTACCGTGCTTCTCTACTAAATCAAAAAGAATAAGATTGTTTTGACCTTCGAGACTGTGAGCAAGATTTGCAATAAACTTATTTCGCTTTTCGTGATTTACAATGAACTCGCGTTCAGCCGGCCACTTCTTCGTTCCTTCCTTGATCTTACTTATAGCATCTTTAAAGACCTTTCTCGTATCGTTGTTGTGCGATAACACGATGGCTTTGACTTTAAAGTCTGCTACAGTACCTTCTTCCATGAGAGTTTTTGTATTGACGTAACGACGAACTTCGCCGAAACATCCTTCTAGTACCAAGCGATGTGTTTTACTCTCTGACGTTTTTAATGTACCAGTGAATCCATGTCTATACTCACAATTAGTAAGTTTCTCCATGATTGTTGTAAGAGACTTCGCTTGGAATGTATGTGCTTCATCGCCTAGCACGACTCTGAATTGATCGAACCATTCCTTAGGTTGTTTAATCAATGATTGCCAAGTACTAATTACGATAGGAGCTTTAGTGTTTTTGTCAACACCACCTTGAATTCGATAGATGATGTTCTCATCACACCCGTAGTCTATAAAGTCACCAGCCATCTGATGAACTAGACCGATTGTCGGTACGACGATAAGTGTACGATGACCAAAAGCTTGATAGTAGTGTTGTTGAATGAGATAGATGATAAGCGACTTACCAGAACTCGTAGGACTGAGTGACAAAGATCGGCGCTTACGAAGAGCGTTTACTACGTACTCATTTTGATAGTCACGAGGAGTAAACTTACAATTGATTTCTTTTGCTAATTGGATAGCGTAATCATCATCAATCTTTTCATCTAGACCGATATTGTCTGGTGCTTCGAGGATGTAGTCTCGATCTTTACAAAATTTCTTAAGGTGAGGATAGAGACCGACATAGAGTTTTGGTCTCATAGGTTGGAACAATCGAATGATTCCGTCCCATACGCGTGCTTTGTAGCGAGGATTGAATTGATAGCCTTCAGGACGAAAACTAAAGTGCTCAGCAATCTCATGCATGGTACCAGCATCGGCTGATACTCTCATGTGTACTGAGTCAATGTATTCGACTTTGATCAATTCAGACATTATAAAAAAGGCTTATTTAAACGCTAATACGAATAGGATTAATAGTAATAGTATGTTAGTAAAGAAGAGTTCTACTGCTAAGATCGTGTGATACCAAACCCAACGGGCTTTATAAACTTCGTTAACTTCTTGATTCTCGACTCCAGGCAGGTTGTTAACAATAGCTCTATCAACCGGATTCTGTTCTACCGGTTTTTCAAAGAGCTTTAAAATCTTTTCCTTCATTAATAATCACCAGCTTGGAATTTAAGTATATCTATCATGTTCTTAATAACGAAATTTCGACTATGTATCGTCTTAATAATATCTTCTAAAAAGTTTGCGTTCGCAGTATGAAAGTCTATCGTCAAACTGAGTTTAATAATATCCTTATCTGCTTGTATATATTTATCTAAATCATTACGTAACACTTTAAGCTGAAAAGGTTTCCAACCTTTCTCGTTAAGTGTTTCTTGATCTATACTTCCGTCGTAGTACTCACGCTTAATAGCTTCGAGAGCTTTGTACTCAGCCTTCAGCTTCTTAACACGAAGAACTTCTTTGTAGTAGAGGTTGTAGTATTTACTGTGCAGCAGAGGAATGCGTTTACTCTCACCTACGAGATTCGTTTCATCGATAGGAGAGTCAGCAGCCCACATTGCTGAGATGTCATTTGTGTCCATAATTTAAAACCTAATAATGATTTATAACTGTGCTATTATACCACAGTTTCAATCAAATGTCAACTGTTACGCTAGTGGTTCGATGGTAAATGCGTCGTATCTCATCGTCACTGTAGCTTCTGGATATTGTACATCTTGTGCAGTAATATCGAGAGAAACAGGTGTGATACCGATAGGAAACGCGTTGATGAAAGTAATTCTAATGTTAGGATTCTTGTGACTGTTCAAAATAAGAATCGTAACATCAGAAGTTAAGCCTTCTGCAGAATTTTCTAGAGTCTTATATTGTTGTAGACTGTCAGGTGTACCGATACCTTTCAACCAATCATAAACTTCGATATAGTTGCTCATGTTCTCATCGATAACGAACGACAAATCAAAGTCAGCGTATCTTAAGTGATCAGGAACGCTGTAGAAAGCGCGCAAAGGAGTCTGTGTTTCAACTGGGTTAGCAGTTACACCAGGTAAAAGTAGTTTCTGTGCAAAAAATTCTACGTGAGGTAGCCTTGAAACTTTAACGTCGAATCCTGCGCTAGATAAATAATTATTAATCATGGATAGAAAATTCCTATAATTTTTGATTCTATACTATTTATTCAAACCTTGAGGATACAGAATGAGACCTAAAACTTTCACCTTCGAAGCAGATACCGAAGGACTATCAATCAACGACATCTCAAACCTGCATTACAGAATGTTCGTTAACAAGAACTACGATTGGTGGTATGAAGTTCTTCCGGACGACGTAGTCGTCGACATCGGTGCTAGCATCGGATTGTTCTCAGCTAAAGCTCTAGATGCTGGTGCTAAGAAAGTCTATATGATCGAACCTAACAAGACGCTTTTAAGAACAGCGATTAAGAACGTTAGTGATCACATCATGGATATGCAAGAATCTCCCGTAATTCCTATTAACGCTGCGATCGGTAAAACCGACGTAGACCTTAGCAATATCTACTCTTCAAAAAAGACGCTCAAAGATGCAGAAGATCCTAGGCTAGTTTCTTTTGGCCAGCTTCTAGCTACTTATAAGATTGACTATATTGATTTCTTAAAGATCTCAGCTGAAGGTGCAGAATTTAATATTCTAACAGTAGATCATCTTGAATTTATTTCAACTCAAGTAAGACATACTGCGGTGATGATTAATCTAAATGCGCAATACGGTTCGAAAGAAAAGTTTGCGAGGTGGAGAGATTCGTTCTTGAAACCTCTAGTAGACTTGAATAGAGTGAGATTCCAAGACGAATCGATAGGTTGGAAAATGTTTAAAGATGATTGGAAACAGATTTTACCAAGTCAGTTTATGGTGTATATTACGAATTGGTAATTACCAATTGTGAATGATGTTCGCCATAATAAAAAAACAAGTAATGAAGTTAACGAGAACTATGACCGTCCTTATGACCGTGATCTGTGTATCATAAGGTTCGGTCTTTTCGTCTGAATAACCACCTAAACTATACTGCCAAATTTTCCAAAGTGTTTTCAATTAATCCCACAATCCTTCGTAATATTTGCCGAACAATCTAAAACCGTTTGAAATACGAGCCTGATAGACTTTCATTCCTTCGTGATCTACTTTGAACGTGTCTTTGGGTCCACGCTTCATTTCACTCATACCAGCTTCACCTGGTATTTTCTCAAAGTAGACGTCTACATCGCCTGAATAAAACTCGCTTTCCCAATCTGTGAGTTTACTTTCAAACGCAAAGATCATTTCGTCCATGACCCAATCCCATCGTTGAAAAAACTTATCGTCAGTTGAACCGTCTTTTTCATAAGCTCGTTGTTCTTTCTTAGTTGGACGCAAGTGTTCAGGTACGTCCTCGAGGTCAACGTTAGGAGCGCCGTGCTTGGTTTCTTTGAGTTGCTTGAGCATAGGAATGACTATATGCGCAAGAGTATGATCCATGCCCCACGTATCCCAGCGATCAATGCGCACTCTTACTTTCTGTTTGCGACGATCAAACCACAATCTGTTAAACACGTTGTACACATCTTGTATACGATCATCTACCCATTCTAAGCGATCTTCAAATTTGCTTTGCTTGTTAGGATAATCTACAAAACCATATTTCTTATTCATATAGTTTCTTTAAAGATTACATGTTAATCTTTTTGGATAACTTCCTATTTTAACTTTCATCTGCCCACCTAATCTTTTTACCATAGTGTTTTTCAAAT